CTATTCCGATACTTAACATAAAGACGTCAACTTCCGTGATGTAAAAATTTCCCCACGTATGACCCATGAAAGCATGAGACATACGCGGTTACAAAACCATTCGTGAAGCAATACAACTAAGTATAGCGTCTCCATGCCAAGCATAGGGTCAAACTACTATAAAGATAGTAGACACAGCACTGACCACTGTGTTTTATAGTTTAAAAGTCATTGCGGACTTTAGTTTAACATCATTACGGATGGTGCTAAAAAAGCTAGTTTTGTGTCATCTCGGACAGTGGTACACGATGACAACAGACATTGTGAATTAACTGAAAAAGTATTTATGGTAAAGGCGTAGGAACGTTGTAATAATCATAAATAGCGGGTACATTGATAAAAAACACAAAGCTCATATCCGTACCAGCAGCACAATATAGATCAACAAAAGTATCATTGAAAGAATTGGTCTCAGTTTGGTAAAGCGTTTGGACTCTCATCGCATCATATAGAGAACCATCTTCTTCATCACCCTCTGTTCGTGTTGACGGTGAATTCATAATGAATTTAACATTCGTGTACATAGGTAGCATTGTTGTTATACCAGCCTGAGTCGACTGGTTGGTCATCGTCATACCTGAATTGCCTGCTAACTGTTTTGTCTGAATGGACTGTTTCAAGTAACCATTACCTCCAAAGGTTTGAGACAATACTGCATTTGACGCATTATGTGTATCATGTTCACGAGCACAAATGACGGTCTTACAACTCTGTTGACCATTGGCATTAACTGAATATAACACCGAACCACGAACTCCCACAAAACACTGTCCGAACCACGTTAAAGGCAACCAGTTGGTATAATTATAACTTTCTGGAAGCAAAGTAATCGTTCCTAATGCAGAATCAACACCATTGGTGTCATAACCAGGATACAACGGCAATCGCGCGAGTTTGAAAGTTGATAAGAAGATCGTATCAATACTTGAACCTGCAGCAGCCACTAGTCGTTTGTACAAACTCTGCCGACGCATAAGTTGTCGAAGAGAAACAATAGACTCACCGAAATAAATCAAATTTATATTCGGATCAGCACTAGAAGGTTTGACTCCCATATCATGCATACTGTTGTCTATATCCATGCGAGAGTCATAAGATTGAACTGCATATGGAGAATATCCAGTGTCAATTTCTTTAGGCGCAGCAAATTCTAAATTGTCAGCTCCTTTAACGAAGACCAACATACGAATATCAGCCGAAGTAATTGGTGATGTTTGACGATTCAGAACACGCACTGTAATGACACCGTTGAAATTAACACCAACATCCGATGTTGACGTTGATGCTGCAGAATAATGTTTAGTCTTACCAGGTATGACTCGCAAATATGCTAATGCCTGAGTATACGGTACGCGAAACTCAACATCAGTTTCTGAAGTGATATCTACAATTTTTGTGTACGTTTCAGTTGTATAATCTCCTTGTGTACCAATATCTCCATGTGGATCCCAATTAATTCTCACTCTGCCTCGGTGATACTTTGAACAGATAAACTTGAATCTGAAGATAATATCTCCACGCCAATATTCAAACATATCGGAAACATGTGCCATTGGCGTGTTCCATATAATAGTTGAAGGACCAGAAGCATCAGTGGTATATAATGCTGGCGACACTTTAGCAAAGAAAAGGCCGGTATTTATAGTATCAGCACTTGTCCAAGTATTTTCAAATAACCACGCTTCACGAGCGCAAAAATTACTTATGACAAGTTCATCTTCTGTAGTTGAACCGGCTATTGAAGGGTCAACAGACAATTCATTTTTTGCATCGAGTGTGAGTTTATCAATAGGCATACCAATATCAGTAGAGGCCAGATTAGGAAAAGGTGCAGGTTGAAATTGGTGAATATCATCTATAACCGGTGTGTTTGTATATCCAAACAATGAAGCAATTTTCGATACTGCATCAGCAGCATGTGATGTTGCAGTGGCAAATGGTCCAATAACTGGGACATTACTCAGCATCGAAGTTGCTCTAGCTATAGCTGAAGCGGGTTTAGAGACAACCCCATCATCTTGATATTCATCCTTGGCTTGTACAGCCAAAGCAACTGTTGGTCCTGCGACTTCAATATTGTCTGCCCAGGCATAGACAACAATTTCAATGTCTCCGGTGGCACCATTAGCATTAGCTAAGCTGCCAAAAGACTGAAAACTTAAAGTGCCCATGTTTGTTAAATCAGTTGCCGATGTGGCATCCAACCAATTTTTGTAATAGAGAAATGGTAAAACCATTTCACCACCCTGAGAATCTTGTGGATAGATCCATATATGAGGTCGTTGACTATACGCCGTTCTCTCTTGACCAGCAGTACCACTGGGTGTAAAACCTGGCGCAAAGTTGGTAAGAGGTTGATACGAAGCCAAAGTACAACCATAGAAAAATGGTGAAGCATTGACAACAAATTTCAGATGCAAATTACATCTTAAGAGGTAATAGTTATCCAATTTTCGTTTAATGGCAGCCTGATTGAAATACAAGTGCCACGGATCGAAATT